TAATGTTCTGTAATTTTTTTACAAGTGTTCTCAACAGAGGTTTCAAAAATTCATTTTCTAATCTAAGTCCATATGGTCCCATACGTCTGAAAAATTCATTTTGACGTAACTGTATTTCAGTTGCTGTCATATACGTTGGTGTTTGGAAAGGTGCCATAGAATCATTTAACAACATAGTTCTGATTGCTTGTCTTTGGTCTTCTAACGTTGCGTTCGTCAAACTAAAGTTACCTGGGAAAGGTATAGGTTGTAAAGGTTGATCCACTGTGATTACATTACCTGGTTCCAATTTCATATTGCTGTAGTTTACTGTTGTGTCACTTGATGTTTGGAAAGCACCTAATCCTGCCCATGAAGCCTGTGTTAAAATTAATTTTGCCACTTCATTCACAGTTCTTATATGTGGTAGTGCGGCACGTACTAAACTTTCACCCCATGTCTCACCTAATGTTTTTGCAAACCTAAACACTATGAAAGGATTTGCCACTACTGGTTGTTCATCAACTAACACGTTGTTTTTTGTAACGTATGTTCTGTAAGTCAGTTGCTTGTCACCTGTCAATCTGCAAACACTTTCTAACACTGGTATTTTTGTTTCCGGTGCCTTGTGTGCCATTTGTGCAATCTCACCATCAAACTCACCATATGTTTCAAAAAGATATTGTGCGTCAAGATAGTGTTCTCTGAACACTGTGTCAACGTTGTCTTTGTAGTCAGTCGAGAAATACAGTTGGCTTGTTGGTACACTGACAAAATCAAAACCTGTTGGGTTGTTGTATATCGCAAGGCAACCTGTTCCGCCAACTATGGCATCAAGCAATGCTTCTGATGTTGAAACATAGAAACTGCTTTCCCTGATTGTCTTGAATAACATCTTGTTGCTGTTGTCTAACACACGTCTAATGTCAGCACCCACAGTGTCTTTCTTATCATCACGCACGCCAATATAACCCCATTGTTGGTTTTGTGGGATCAGCAAGGTTAATATTGTTGATAGTAAGTTTTGCACTGAGTCACTGGCGGTGGCGTCAAACAGTTTTGTTCTGTCTGTCGTACCTTCGTACGTTCGCCACACATCTCTGTTTGGATACGTGTACTGATATGCTTCGCTAATCTCGTCTTCGTGTTTGCTACGAGCCGCTTTGGCTTTGTTCAATTTTTGAATAATCAGCTGTGTGTAATCCATAATCTATTCCAACATACTTCTTCTTGTTCCAGTAAATTCTTGTTCTGGTCCAAGTAGACTTGTTCTAATCAATCGGTTTCTTGAAGCACGTTTCGCCGCTCTTCTTTTGTAAGCTGTTGCTTCTTCTTTGGCCGCTTCTTCGGCCGCCGCTACAGCTTTTTCATCTTCAATCTCTGCTTGTGCTCTTGCCTGTGCTCTCGCCGTCTCAACCGGATCTGGTAGTGCAGGCATTTTTGGTTTCATGAATCCCATTATAGAAGACTCCTTCTGTTACCTATGAAAGGTTGATCATATCCTAAAGGTGATCCTGTTGTCAAACCTCTTCTACCTGATCTTCTCTTTCTTTGTGTTTCTTCCTTTTCCAATTCTGCTGTTGCTTCTGCAACTGCTTCTGCCTCTTCTTCAATTGGATCTGGTTCTGGTTCTGGTTTTGGTTTTGGAGGTGGTGGTGTTGGTTCTGGTTTTGGTTGAGGACTCGGTCTTCTACCCATTGCGTATGCTACCGGGCCATTGTACTCATATGAATCTTCTTCTATGACGTTGCCATCTTTGTCCCAAACAATCTTGTTATAAATTTTCATATCTGATCCTTGTTCTCTTTCGTGCGTGTGCGTGTGCGTATTAGTATTTATTTATTATACAAATTTATGCGGTGATATTAGCAATTTTTCCGCCTCCTGTTCCGATCGGTGATTGTATCATTGGTATCTTGCTCACATCTGTCATTGGTTCTGGCAAGTGACTGATTGCTTCTGCTACCGCGTCAATACAGTCATCGAATCTTGTGTATGGAAATTCTTGTAACTGACTCAAGAAATGTGAATCTTCTTTTACTCTGGTATGCACTTTCATACGTCCAACTTTTACAACTGGTTCTAACTGTTGTGCCATAAAGTTAAGTTTGTTCTTTTGTCTAAACACTGGCATGACGACCACTTTCTTTTTCTTATCTACTGCTACTCTACGCAGTTCATTCTGTAACGTTGGCGAAAAGTTTTCTTCAACAAAAACGTGTCCTATTTTGTATCTATCACACGCCTGTATTATCTGTTCACATTGCAACTGAAAGTCTTTCTTTTCTGCCGCATCAAGTTCTATAACATCGTGTACATAAACAGAGTTATCTTCATCTCTTCCACATATGGCTAACACTGATTGATCACGCCCTCTCAAACCTGTTGCAGGATCCCAAGCCGCACACAGTCTTGTTATACGTTTTTTTCCTATACGCACCACTGGTAGATAACCGCCAAATGGTTGTGGTAGATGTTGTATTGTAAGTTCTTCTTCGTACATTTGTATCTTGTCCATATCCATAAGTGCTTCATAAGTTTTGCTGGGTATCAATAAGAACTGTGATTTAAAATCACCTTCTGTACTTTCACGTCTTTGCCTATCTATCCAATCCCAAGTAAACATCCCATCTGCGTGATCAGGCCAAGCTAACTTTCCTGTTTCATTGTAAACAGGTATTTTTAGTTCGTGTTCATAACCTATGCTTTTGCAGTGTGCGTATATCGTGTCTTCATGGTGTGGTGTGCCTGTAAGGAATATTCTCTTTGCTATCTTACCAAACTCTTGCACCCTGTCTTTGATAAAATCTCTCGCATCTTCTGTTAGTACGTTCTGTGATACTTCAATATCATCACCAATTATCTCGGTACTGTGCATCCCAGTGAACGAACTTTGTAAACTAGAAACTGTTACAGATGGGTTCAGTTGTATATGTTCCCTATCCACAGTAAAACTTTTTGCTTGCCACTGTTCAAATTCACTTTTCAAGTGTGCTGTCAATGGATTTGTTTCTATGATACTACGTATCATCATACTGTTACGCAGTGCTAAATTCTGTTTTGCTGATATGATTATGCAGGTGTAGTTTGGGTCGCAGAGTAACCGCCACGCTATGTAACAACAAAGTATGTAACTTTTGCCTGCGTGTCTAAACACTTGCAATATACGTCTCGGATCGTCCTGTGTTTTTTCTATCCAGTCAGCTATGTCCTGGTGTAATGCAGGCGTGTCATATCCTGACAGTATATTCTGTGTATCTAAAAATACTTTGAATGGTATACGCATTACTCTTTTTCATTTGCTTTTGGCTGTGTCATCCTTTGCATTGCTTGTTGTAACAGTTTGTCCGCTTCCTGTTTGCTACCTTCATCATTTGATCCTGTTGCATTTACCACACCTGATATGTGTTGTGCCATGGTCTTCAATAGCATAAGGTGTGCTTTCCTGGCGTTGATCAAAAATGTTGCTTTCTTTACGTAGTGTGGATCTTCGGATTTTGGCCAAGCATCGTCATGAAATAGATCATGGGCGTGTTGTATCTCTCTGTCGAAGTATTGATTACTAAAATCTTTCAGTATGTTTGTGTAGTTGTCATCTACTTTTTTCGTCTTTTTTGCCGGCATTTTAGTTCCTTTTCTTGCTGTTTGATAAATATATTTAACTGTGTAGCAACTACACAGTGTATGAACGTGATTGGCATATTACGTTATACTCCTTGAAAATAGTAAAAACCCTGTTGTTTCGCGGCAACAGGGTTTTTTATTACTTCTTGGTAGCTACGGAACCAGCCTGAAATATTTTAGATATGTTTCCCTTGTAGGTGTGACCACCCCAATGGCTCAATTGTGTTCGTGGATCTAGCCATATGCTACCACCCAGCTTCTGCCAACGTCTGCAAAAGGTGTAGTCCTCTGACAGGTACCTGTTGGTGTCCGGACAGTGCATGGTGTCAAACAAGCTGTATGAATTTTTCTTAATGTCTTCTGGTAAAGGCATATCATTCACGTACTTCAGTTCAGGCATCGCCTTGATGATCTTGTCTATCACCGCTCTCTTTATTATGATGAATCCCGTTCCTGCGTCTTCAACTTCAACGTTACCTTCACCATCCACACTGGCTATCTTCTCGCCTTCTTTCTTTGGGCTGTCTTTCCAAGTCATATTGACCACGTAGTTTGAGCTGTGCCATTCCATTTGGCTGTCATTGATGCTTGGGTCTGCCTGCACGGCCTTCTTTATGTCGGCCCATTTGATACCTTTCTTCGGATAGGCACCACATATAACTTCCTTGTCCCAGTGTAACATACGCAGTATGTCAGTGCCATCCCAACCTATGTCAGCGTCTATGAACATAAGGTGCGTGGGATATGGATTGGTCAAGAACATCGCCATGAGATTGTTACGTGCCCTCGTGACGAGGCTCTCGTTGTCAATGCTGACGAAACTGAATTTGATGTTGGCTTGGTTCAACAAGTTCTGTGTCTGCAACATACTACGCATAAACGCAGATCCTATCATACCACCATAGCAGGGCGTGGCTATCATGAGATGCACATCTTTCCTGATCCTCGCAAGGTCCACTGGCACTGGCAGTGTGAGATATTCAGCGTAGCTAATCTGGTTCTGTTTGCCTGACTGCAACTTCTCTATGGCGCTCTTGGTGTCTATCATGGGATCACTTATGGCCACGTTTATCTTTTCTGCCTTGGAAAGATCTATGGGTTGTGGTTGTGCTGGTGGTGTGTCATCTAGAAGGTCCTGTGCTGAGCTTGTGCTCTCGCTCAGGTCCACTAGTGGTTTTTCTTTTAATTCTTGTTTGGTGCTTTTACGTCTCACCTGTGACTTTGTCTTCTTTGATTTTTTCATTGCTGTTCCTTTTTTATGTTAGTGGGGTAGGAGCCATGGATCATTATCATGACATACAGGCGAAAGGAGTATGATCGGATCAAGCTTCCCGCCCCACTATTATTTACCAGCCGTTCTAAATGAAGAAAGGAAAGGACTGGCTGGTAATAATACTATATTAGCTTCTGTTGTGGTACTTGTCAAGAACTTTGTTCACCTTCTCCAAGCTGGCCTCCACACGATCCAGTGTTATGGGGCTACATAGGTCCGACTCCATCTGTGATATGGCATCGTCAACGATGATGCACACATGGTCCCAGGTCAGTGTGCCCTTGTATGGCAGTGACAGGTGCCTCGGTGAGTGGTCCCAGTTCTTGCTCCACCATCTGTTTATCTTGGTTATCAGCTGGTCGTGTGTCTCGTTTGGTTTGTATAAGTGGTCCCTCATTATGTTTATCAGCCCCAACCAGAACTTGTCGTATTCCCAGGTGCTGAGGTTACCTCCGGTAAGGTCCTCCAATTGGGTGCAGTCCTTGTAAAGCTCATTCAAGCGATGCAACCTCACGCCCGCGAGTCCCAGTATCAGTGCCTTCTTGTCAGTAAGTTCTTCCCTCACTTGTTTGAGTCTGCTGTAGTACTCCCTGTAGTCGCTACGGCTTTCTTGATAGAAATAATCTTTGACGTTCAGCCAGGATTGGTCAAGGTGTTTGA